AAATATCTAACTTATTTTTTTTTCAATAATTCCAATAATCTAGTTCTCCAAAATATGGGCATTATCAAGTAATCGGTGTAAGTAATCTTGAGAGTTTGATTTAAAACAAAAAACTCTTCTACTTGGTAAGCTCGGTTCTCAGAAGAAAACGCGAAAAAATTCTGCCCCAAAGGTGATTTCTACATCTACCTTACTTCCTGACGGGGCTAATACTGTTCTTTTTAATTCAATTTTAGGTTCGTTATCATCCATAAAACGTCGAATGAATTTTGAGTCTAAAATCGGCATTGTTTCGATAAACTTATTAATTGTTTGTGGTGTATTATCACCATTCACAGATACTATTTGTTTTTGTAGTCTCCAAGTTATTCTTGGAGCTATTCTGTTTTGTGGATAATTTTCGGTTTGTTTAGTTATTTCATTGATTTCACCATATGTTAATGGTTTCAAAGAAACTTGAGCTTGACTCTTTGGTAATGTTACTGTCCATGTACCGTTATCATCAGATAACACATTAGGTACTCTTAGATCTAATTCTTCTAAACTTAATGTTGCTTGAAAAACTTTATTAGTCTGTGGGTCTACTGTGTTTATAATATACTCTGGCCCAAAAGATGTGTTCCGTAAAAATATTAATATTGCCTCCAAATCCCCATTTAATAATTCATCTGGTTTTATGTCGGGTTCATAAAGTTTATTTCGAACCAAAGTCATTATGGTTTCGTTTGGATTTGAACCCATTAAGAGATTTTCGTCACTTGCTGTTAGATATCCGACTTTAACAGATTTTTTTTTACTCGTATAAAATTTACCACCACTGGGTAATTTTACTACATCATGAGGTAGTGTAAAATCAGCTTGTCCGTATTTTAAAAGATTTTCATCCATAATCAATTATGTTTAGATAATAAATAACTATATTATAATATTTGTCAAGATTTATAATAAAAAAAAATTCCATACGTGAATATGGAATTTTATTTTCAAGTGGAAAATTATTCTAGAAAACCAATATACAACGATCTGGTTGAAGACTTAATGTTGCTTTTGCTAACGTATCATTCCCATAGTTAAGCTGATCCCATTCGGCAGATACAATTTGACATCCTTCCAAAATCCATTTTTCAACAACTACCCCTGTTGGATCTAACATTTCCAAATCAATATTCTTTTTATACCCAGCGGCATATCCCATACGACCAGTAACTGATTCCGCATGAAGACGAACCCACTCCATAAGAGCTTGTGTGGCTGAAGGCCCGATAGGATCTCTAAATACCACGCTTATGGCATTCCATTTAAATCTTCCAGCAACGTATGTTTCTGTATTCAAAAATGGAATTGCAACAGATGTAATATCAATTTTAGGTCTTCCCGCGGTTTCAACATACCATTCATTTATTCCTAGTGTTGAATCAAATCTAACAATAAATCTATTTGTTCTTTTCGGCTCGTACGGAACGGGCATTTTCATGAGTAAATCAGCCATAACTTTTTTGTTTTTTGTTTATAAATATTAACATTTTAATTTTTTTCTATTTACTTTTATTTTTAATCTGGTATTGTGTATATGAATTTGGTTTAGTTCTTGAAAAACTATTATATGTTCTTAAAGAAGTTCTTATAAATTTCTTATTCAAAACTTTTTCTATTTACTTTTATTTTTAATGTGATATTGTGTATATGAATTTGGTTTATTTATAGAAAAAGTTTATATGTTCTTAAAGAAGTTCTAAATAAAATATTATTTAATTTTTTTAGAATTTGGTTTTAGTTCCAGATGAAGTGTCATATGTTCTTAATATCGGTTCTTTAATAAATTCTTGTTTAATTTTCTCTAAGTTTTGTTTATCATCATCGGAGAATCCAATTGTTGGTGTAAATCTATTACTTATTTTATCTTTCATAAAAAGTTTTTTATTTAACTTTTTTGAATGTTGTTTGACATAGTTGATGAACTCTCTCAGTGCTTTTACTTTAAGTTCTTCAGGATTTGAAGCACTACCTTCATCTCCAAAGGTAACTGGGTAATATTTGTTCAAATCCATATAGTAATTTATAAGATCTTTTGTATTTGTTGGGCCTTCCTTGGTAATCTTTCTATACTTCTTCAGGTTTTTAACCAGTAAATCTCTGTTGATACCCATATGATTTTGTATGATCATATTATAAATAGCTTCTCTAATTGTTCTCGGGTTATGTCCTCTAGCTGTGATGATAGAAAAAATAGATCCGTTATTAATAGCTTCAATGAAGTCTGACCAAGCTGGTCCTGGTTTAGCATTCATCGTATCAAACAAAAACTTTTTATCACCTAAAGCCCTAAAAAATCTAAAGGGATCTTCAGCATACCCAACGATTTTATGACCCTGATATTCAAAGTCTTTCTTTCCAATTTTAGATCTGAATTTCGCAAAGTCTTCTGTTGACATACCAACTTCATTACCCCCATCATCCACCAACATTATCTTTGTTGGCATTTGAAGAATATTATCATCCCAGTCAAAGGCATAATACTTCAAATCGGGGGTTCCGAACTGATCGAAACCCTCCGAAATGATAGAACGTTTTTTTTTAACTGTTGACATTTAGAATTAGATATTTTCAAAAGACGCTCCAGTTGGTGTGATTAAGAACTCAATGTCAATAAATTCTAGGCTACGAGTGGGTTTTAAATAAATCTTCCCACTTAGAGTATTACGATCCAAATCCTCAACAGAATTACTTACAGTCACTCTGAAGTCATAAAGACCTCTGTCTCTTCTAATGGCATCCAAAATAGGATTGACACTATCTAAGAAGTCCTGACGTACCTTGGCATCGTTTTGTTCGAACAACAACCTAACGGCAACCGCGGAGATAAGCTTTCTTGCTTGTAGTAACAATCTTCTTACATTAATTCTGTTCAACGCGGTATCAGCGATCTGGAGTGTTTTGTTACCCCAAATTACAGTACCAACATCTGAGAACGTAGCGATTGGGTTAATTCGACCTTGATACAATGTGTCTCTTTCTTCTTGTGTTAATTTTTTTCTTGCTTTAACTGCATTAACCAAACCCCGAGTATATCCCGCGGTCGCAAACCAAGGAAAGGACACATTATCAGTCAAAGCCAAATTACGACAAACCTCATTAGTTGGTGGTAAATAAATTTGTGTGTTTGTAGCGGTATCCCTTACCAAAATCCATGGATAATATGTTGCTGTATAATTCGAATCAATGTTTGAGTTAACCAAATTGTCTACAGCTTCGGTTGGATAAATAAAATTATCAGTATTTGTTGGTAGATACACATTACAGTCAGGTGTTGTTACAATGTAAATGGAGTCCGCTCTTTGATAGGTAATCATAGAAATCGCATCATCCACTAAGTTAGCGTTATTAATGTAATCGATACCTGGAGTTGCAAAAACGTTAATATTGGTTGCTTCGGGATTTGCGAATGTTTGAATACCCATCAGGTACGCGTAATAATCAGTATTTGCATATTCTGTGGTATTACCAAACAATATTGGTTTAAACGCACCCCAACCTGTTGCATATGGATATTTAATTGATGAACAAGCACCTCTTTGATATCCCATACCACCCACAATAAAACCATCTCCGTTTGTTCTATACTCTCTATAGATATCCCATCCATCAAACCCTTTTTGAACCAAGAATGTAAACTTACGAGCTTGAATCGAAAAGTATGGATTATCCGCACTTTGAGGATCATTTCTAAATGAAGCATCTCCACACTCAAAAGCTGGTGTTCCAGATGTGGGGCCAGTTGTAATCAATACAACAGTTGCACCAGAATCCATGTGAAAACCAGGTGTTATGTAATCCCACGGAACAAACTCTTCAGAAATACAGGTTTGTGATGCTGATGATGGTGGTTGTTGACCTTTGTATTGAAAAAAGTCAGGATCATACCCTATTTGAGACGAGATACCCAAGAAAGTCGAACGAACTTTATCACCACTACTTTGAATAGCATTGGACAATCCTCGACCAGCAACTGGGCCAGAGATGATACCAAATGGGGGATTATAAATAACTTCACCCGGATAATTGTAAGCAACCTTAAAAATCGGAAAAGGAGGTTGAGAAGTTTCAAGTGAAGAATAGGTTCTCATTACGTAACCCTCAAATCCACAAGGTAGTGAATCAACAGGTGCATCTAAATTTAATTCCAACATAATATATTTGGAAGTTAGTGCATATTCTCCATCAACAGTACCAATTCTTACACCAACATAACTATTTGATGTAATATCCATAGAACAATTTGTGAATTTTTCTAGATAAACGGGATTAGCGTCCGTATCAAAAAAATCACGAACACCAACATCAAAAGTATTATTTGTGAAAGAAATATTTTGAATGGAAATTTTAATTTGACTATTCGAGGAATCTCCGTCTGAAATTGTAATGACCTTAAATAATCTTTCTACTTGACTACCACGTAATTGAGAAACAACCCAAGGGGACTCAGCGGTTTTGTATCTTGATAAATAATTAGCGATTGAATTTGTTGTATAACCATACCTTAAACCAGGAGTTGCTACCAATTCAGATCTAAGTCCACGAATGAGACCCTTATTGTAACCATAGGTCATTAATGTTGGATAAATTTCTTCGATGAACAAAGGCACTTCAGTTCTAGGTTTGGAAAAATTAGTTCTTCCTAAAACTGAGGGTAAATAATTTTGATCTGTATTTGAGAACGAACTAACAAAGGAGAAATTTTTTGGGTTTGATGTTCCATCAGTTGTACCTGTAATTGCAAACCGTACGAAAGGGTTTTGAGTGACCGAGGAATACGAACCTGTAAAATCTAAACCAACACTAGTTAATCCTGTAACCTGATAAGCAGGTCCATCACCACCAGAACCATAATTTGAAATACCTCTGGATCTCAAAGTAGCAACAACAATCCCGTCATATTGTGTAAAAGAATCACCAGAATAAGTAAACGACGCTCCACTTATTTGACCAGTGTATCCGCCACCTGGATTAATATTTATTGTGGCCACATAAGCATAAAATGAGTAACCACTGTACTTGTATTGTGGTTGAGGGTTGAAGGCGGCATAATACCACGCATCGTTATCAGGTGATGTAAAATCTGCCGTATCTGTTGTGAGACCAGAACATCCAAATACATTTGTTTGTCCTGTGTATTGAGTTCTAATACTATTATAAATATTTGATGGTAATGTACCAAAAATATAAACATTAGATGTTTGATTTGTGGTACTAGTGCCAACTAAAGAAATCAAAGAGGTAAACTGAGAAGCATACGATGATGGTGTTCCGTTTAATTGAGTATATGGTTTATAAAAATCTGCAGACCAAAAAGCATTAGGCGGGGCAATAAATGTCACATTACCAGAACTATCAACATTAAAATTACAGGTAAAAGGCAAGCCAACAGAATCTGTAACTTCTACCGTTGTACCATCGACGTTTGCTTGTGTTAAAATAGACCAAGATGGCCCCGCATCATAACCAGAAAGACCTAAAACTCTTGTGACAAACAATTGATTTGATTGTTGTAAATAAGATTTTGCAATATATGCCAATTCATATTTAGGGATTTGAGTGTTTACAAATTTTTCAGGAGAACTTCCACCAAAAAAAGCGGAAAACTCATCGTAATTTGTTATGAATATAGGTTCGAACGCTGGCCCAGAAATGGTTTCACCGACCAATCCCAACGTGGTAACACCAACACTTTGTGTTACAAAAGTTAAATCTCGTTCTGAAGTGTAAACACCAGGCGATACAAAAATTTTATTTGAAGTTGCCATATATTATTTTTAATTTAAAAAAGTTTTAGTTTTCATATAAATATTATGATTTATAACAAAATATCTATAAAATAGATTGTTTTATAATATTTAACAAGGATTATCGGTTAAGGTCGTACCCATTTGCCAAAAAGTTTGATTATTACACGAAATTTCAAGTAAAGAAGACAAACCTTGTACTGTTTTAGTTGAAATATTACTCACATAATTAACGGTTTGTCCTGTCCAAGGAATTATATTTAATTGAGAAGCCACGTCATCTATTCTAGACGCGACACCAACAAGACCATTAGATGATCCAGCAAAAACTAATCCAATAATTTTATTTACTCCATTAATTTCAGCAATTAGAACAGAACCAGAATCACCAGCAGCAACTGGGTATTTACAGTTAATATTATTTCGAGTAAATTCAATTAACCTATTGAAAGAGACCGATCTGTTAATTGTAGTTCCACCAGATATTCCCCAATAATATCGAACACTCGTGTTAAGTGATACTGATGTTATTCTTAACCCACAATTACCTTGTTTGATACCCGTAGTTCTACCAGAACTTTTTACTGGAGGATTTATTACTAAAAGATCATCAATCTCTTGAGTTGTTGCGAAAGACAAAAAAGAATTTTGACCCGATAAACCAAGAACAGAAGAAGAACTTCCAGTTGATGAAATGTCTGAATTAATCGAAAAGACCGCACCATCAACTTGATTATACTTTGAATTATCCAAAGGAACATATTTTAATACTTGTCCAATTTTGAAATAATTAGGATCAGATAGAACTTGATTTGGATTTTCACCGTCTTGATAAACAAAATTATTTAATTCATTTTGAATTTGATAATTTGTATTTCTTTTTGACACTAAAGAAGGGTTTTTTATGACAACATGATTATTTGTTAAACCCAATAAACAATTAGTATCATTATCAACAACTAGGAGACCCAATGTACCTACGGTACCAATTCTATTTTGAGATGTTAAGGATATACCACCGACAATAGGTCTTATTCTTTGTTTGTTTTGAACAGATTGTGATAACCAATCAAAACAACTATTACAAGTTGTATCATCACAATTCAACCCTAAAGATTCTACACAAGATAATTGTTCTATTGTACCGACCTCTAATACATCTGTTTTTATACGTTTACCATTGACAAATACCTCAGATGGTAAAACCTCTTCAGGTAATAGTTCAGATAATTGTTTTTTTTTGGCTACTCGGAAACCAATACAAATTTCATCAGTGACTACACCGTCTTTAATTTTATATGATAAAGCGACTTGTGTTTCATCAGGGGTTGATTCAAACAAGTTCTGTATTGTTTCTAATATATTATCCATTTTAACTAAATGTTAGAAAAATTGTATTTTGAGATGTGTTATTGGTTGTTTTTGTTGGAGTTACAGTAGGTGTTTGAGTAACACTTACAGATGGTACTATTTCAATAAATGAATTACAATTAGGGTCTTCTTGAACAGATCCATTTATCCACGAAACAGGTTCAATTGTAACTGCCTCACCATCCGTATATTCACAATTACCAAAGTTTATTGTATCCCAACTCAATTCATGTGTACCCGGAGTTAAAATTTTAAACCTTACTTTAAAAATTACACCATTAAATGATACGGCATTCTGATCAAACCACGCGGCTCTGAATTGGTAACCAATACTTGGAAAATTACCGAAATTTGTTGTTACGTTATTAAATAATGGATTTAGTTGTGATATTTTGTTTGAAGTATCACCTGATAAATTTGAACTATTATAATTTATGGCGTAACTTAGCGACCCTATTGAAACTGAAGGGTTCATATTTATATTAATCGGAACTTCGACAATATCACCAACACAACCAGATACGTTAACAATTGTTGAAATAATAACTGGTGGTGGTGGAGATGTAGTAACTGATGGAGTACACGTTCTAGTTGGTGTAACGGTCACCGTTGATGTTGGCGACGGTGTTGGAGGAATACATAATGTTAGACACGAAGATCCTGAAAATGCTGATGATGTACCATCACGTCTTAAAGGTCTACTTGAAGAACATACAACTCGTTCTATATTAGAAAGTACACTCACATATGTTTGAGTTATACAATTAAAATACTCATAAATTGTTGGATCTCCAATTACTGGAATTGTCCAATTAAAACAATAGATATAGGGATATGGACATAATACTAAAGTAGGTGTCAAACTTGAAGTTATAGTTGGTGTTATAGTTGGTGTTATAGTTGGTGTACTACTTGGACTTGGTTGTAAACATACAGTATCACACTGAGATCCTTGTACAGCTGCAGGCCCAGGACCCTGTGCTTGAGGACTACCTGTAGAACACACAATTCGTTGAACTGAATTATCAATAACCGAATTTTGTTCTGTTATACAATTAAAATAACTATAGTTAGTTGCACCGACTCCAACTGGAATGGTCCAATTATAACAAACTGTTAATACATATTGACAACCACCACTTGTAATTGTTGGTGTTGGTGTTTTTGTTCTTGTTGGTGTTCTTGTTGGTGTTAATGTTCTAGTTACTGATGGGGTTGGTGTTTTTGTTCTTGTTGGTGTAGGTTCTGGTGTACTATTTTCTGTTTTAGTTACCGTTGGTGTTTGAGTATTTGTAGGTGTATTTGTGCGTGTTGGTTGGTTAGAAGGTGTTGTTGTTTGTGTTTTTGTAATTGTTGGTGTTACCGTTGGTGTTTGAGTATTTGTAGGTGTATTTGTGCGTGTTGGTTGGTTAGAAGGTGTTGTTGTTTGTGTTTTTGTAATTGTTGGTGTTACCGTTGGTGTTTTTGTTGGACTCAGAGTAAAATTAGGTGTAAGTGTTTGTGTTGGTGTAGGTGTTACAGTTTCTGATTCTGGATGAATAGAACTTTCGCTGGGGGTTACTGTAGTTTGTGGAAACGTATCAACATCAAATACAATTTGGTCTTCAAAAGCAGTTTTGAGACTGCCTTCAAAAAACCAAATTGTAATTGTTTCATTAGGGTTTATTACTTGTGTAATATTCAAACCATCTGAACATCTTCTATAACTTACAACACTATCTTTAAATGTTTCATTAAGATAAGAACCTTTCAAACACTTCATATATTAACAAGTATTAATCCATGGGTATGTCGCTGAGGTAACGCTCATCCCACAATTACCATTCATTATATCAGCAGCAGTACAATCATAAAAGTTAGTTGGAATAGGATAACCATATTGAATATAACCAGTTAATGGACTAGCTAAACCAAAAATTGTGCATGTTGGGTCATTACCAAAAAATTGGGTACTATTGTCTTGAAGATCACATCCATACCAATAATAAGTATAGATATTTGCACCATTTCCATCACCAGTATATGTAAACTGATAACATGTAACTGTAGTTTGAGTAGGTGTTTGGGTAATTGTTGGTGTTTGAGTATTTGTTGATGTATTTGTTGGTGTTTGAGTATTTGTTGATGTAATTGTTGGTGTTTGTGTATTAGTAGGCGTTTGTGTCTGAGTAGGAGTTTGAGTTGCCTGTGAAGTTGGTGAAACTGTTGGTGTTTGAGTATTTGTTAGTGTGTTTGTGACCGTTTGAGTTGTTGTTTTTGTTGGTGTACTTGTTGGAAATGGTGTTCTTGTAACTGTAGACGTAACTGTTGGTGTTTGAGTATTTGTTGGTGTATTTGTAACTGTTTGAGTTGGTGTATTTGTTGGTGTTCTTGTTGGTTCTGAAGTTGGTGAAACTGTTGGTGTTTGAGTATTTGTTGATGTA